GTTAACATATGTTCTCCACTAAAAAAATAGTTAAACTACATAAAAATAAAGCAACTAAAAAGCAAAAAAATATCATTTTCATTTATAACCCCATATTAAATAACCGAGCCAAAGTCCCCAAACAAGTGCTAATAAAAGAGATAAATACAAATCTATTGATTTCATTTCTCACCTCTACTAGCTTTAATAATTGCTCTTGCAAAGTTTGAAATATTTACATCCCCATAATTTTCTTTCCAAACTTCTAATATTTCCTCTTCAGTTAATTCACGCATTGGATGTGTATAAAGAAATTCACAGTCTTTAACCCTTGATGCCCAGTCAGACCCACTCCCAGCATCCATATATAAATAACCATTTCCATCAAAGTCGTATCGTAATGCTACTGGTTCATTCATCTTTACTCTCCGCAAAAAAATCATTTGCTTTGTAACCTCGTTTTTTTAACAAGGCCTTAGCTTTAATTAACGCTCTCTTTTTTAAATCCCAAGCACCTTGTTCAGTAATACCAAGTTCCGCAGCAACTTCCTTGTTATTATCTTGAGCCAATCTTGGTACATTTTTATCTTTCATTTTCTTCAAGCCAGTCTAAGTATTTATTAATAATTGCAGTTGTTGATGATGATGTATCTTTAATTAATAAATCAATTAAATATGATTTTTCTTTATTTATTTTTTCTGCCAATGCAAGAGCCTGGTCAAGTTGATCTTGATATTTATTTACTAATTCACTCATTTGTTCACCTCAAAAAAATCTGTTGCTTTGTACCCTTGAGATTCAAGTCTGGTTCTTACTTTATCAAGGATTCTCTTGTTAAACATAAAAGTGGCATCCATCTTCATGCCAATCTCTTTTCCTATTTCTTCCCAGCTAGGCTCTTTGTTTAAGTCTGGTTCAGTAATTTTCATTAACGTCCTTATATTTAACATTGAGATCATATAAAGCATCTTGAATAAGGTCTAACTTCTGCTGCGAGGATAAGGTATCAAACTCTGGACAAAACTCCACACACCAGCCTAGATGATCCTTTTGCACTACTTTAAGCATGATTGATACCATTTGTTTTCTCCCTAAGTTTTAAAATAATTGCATTACTAAATTGATGAATATCTAATGGACTAAAGCCTGGCATTGGGCAACATTGCCTCCATATGTCCTCTATTTCTTGAATGCTTAAATCTGGTATTGAATTAACTTCTTGATATGGCCCTACTTTCATTAATGGTTCTTCAATGGCTTCATTTCTTCTGTTATATGGTCTTGGCATTTAATTTTTTCCTTGTGGCTCTGAAATACATTTATATAATTTAAAACTCTTATCTTTGTTCCACTTATCCAAGAACACATAACCCTTTTGTTTAAGCTCTCCAATACGAGTTGATAACTTCATACCTCCACCAAGTTGTAAGCAGTCCAAAGGGCTAATAAAGCGTTTTTTGGATGCTTTGATGATGATTTCATATTGACTCATTTTTTACACCTTTCAATAGTTAGTTTGGATAAATCTACTGCAATCGGATATGTCGCATTTCTGCAATCAACTTGGTATGTTGGGTCTTGTAAAGCCCAAATGGTAAGAGCTGGGCCAAAGACTACACAAGCACCAATTAAGGCTTCAAATAATATTTTCATGTTATTCCCCAGATGGCCCTGCAAATGCTGAAAAAGATAAAAATTGTTCTAATGCTTTGTGAGTTGCATTAAATAATTCTTGAGCTTCTCTTGTTGAATATCCCATGTGCTTTGCTTTGTAAAATATTGCAGCAGATAGCTCGTCTTGATCTAATCGTTTAATTTGAACTTGTTCCATTGTCATCTCACTTAGAAGTTGTTTTAACTGCAAACACAGCAGTAATTTTTGTATGCTTAGCAATTACATCAGCAGATACATTTAACTCTGCTAACAAAGCTTTATAGTCAACTACATTGCGATTAGATTCAATAACTGTAGACTTAAACAAAGCACCTTCAAATACTTTGTTGTCGCTGATAGTTGCTTGATCCTTAAATGAATCTTTAATCATGTCAGCTTGTTTAGTAAGGTCAGCGATTTGTGCAAGTAATGTGCCTAATGTATCAGCAGAGATTGCGTTGATGTTTGTTAATGTGTTCATATTTAATTACCCCTAATTAATTATTAATAAAATTTACTGCATGACTAAATATTAACTAATGTAAATGGTATTGGCAAGTGTTTTCATTTCACAATGTAAAATAGTTTAAAATATTTTGAGGAAGGTCTGAGGAAGTCACGTTTGAGCAACTAGGGGGAATTACTCACTCCCCCAGACCTAGATTAGAGACCCTTGTCGATGTAGAAAAATTCTTTTAACAAGGTAAATTTCTTATAAGACTTCTGTAAATCATCCTCAGAAACTTCGCATACTTTAGTTTCTGTGTCATTAACAAAGACAATTGCACATCTTGCTGATGGCATACCAAATCCTTCACGATACGCTGCCAATTGCATCATATGTTCTGCATAGACTGTGGCTTTATCTAATGAATCTGTCTTAGTCTTAAAGTCTATAACAATGCCTGGTGCGTGTAAATCACATTTACCTGCAAAACCATTATGAGCAAATGATGCTTCAGACTTCCATTCTTGTTGGCCAAAGAACTCTGTAATAACTTTTTCTGTTCTCAATACAAACTGTGGATATTCAATCATGTAAACACCACTATAAAATAACTCAAGCTGATCGTGCATCTCTGTGCCTCGATTCATTGCGTCTTTGCCTGTGGATCGCGAATCTTCCACTACACGAGCAATATAATCGGTTTCTGACTCGTTTTCTAATCTTGGCAAGGTCATACTAGCCAATAACATCTGTTCCATCTTCCAACGAGTAAGAGCTGGTTTATCTAGCAAACCAATAATTGTAGTTACACTTGGTAAATATCCATGTTCTCTTGCGTCACGAACTGTTGTATTTCTTTCTTTGCCATTCTTACCCATTATCGTATAAGCTGGTTTGCCTTCTTTGTCATACCAATGCTGCGAATTTGATTCATTCTTTACTAACATAATTTCCCCTAAAAATTGTGTGAATACTACTCTGTTCATGCCTAAACATGATTCGCTAAAGTTGATTTATTTAAGAATATACGATTGCAGATAACTCATTAGTCCGATTCATTACCTGATTAACAAAGCGAATTAACGCTATTTCATCAAATTGGTAAATCTTACGCTCCTCATCTACTCCAACTGGCAGAGTAAATGATTCTGAGTTATTTGCAACATATTCACGAATCATATTATCCATAATTGCTCCTAGAACGGCACTTCTTGGTTCATGTCATTTAACATATCACTTGCGTGAGTGCTTACTGCTCCTACTTCTGCTTCCTTACTGCCTTCTACTTTATTTAACACTTGAACAACATCACATTTAACTTCCGTCATGTAACGATCAACTCCAGACTTGTCTGTCCACTTGCGAGTTGTTATCTTGCCTTCAACATAAACTTGTGAACCTTTGTGGACAATCTGACTACAAATCTCGGACAACTTACCAAACGCTGCGATATTGTGCCAGGTCGTTGATTCTTTCATTTCACCTGTTTTGTCTTTATATCTTTCTGAAGTAGCGATACTAAAATTAGTAACTGCATCACCACTTGAAAAAAGTCTTGTTTCTGGTTCTTTACCTACATAACCAAGAATTATTGCTTTATTAACTGACATTTGTTTCTCCTAATTTTTTCTGTAACATTTCGATTGCTTGGTTGGCTTGTACTCTATCTAAAAGGGCTATAGAAGGCTTTTCAAAGAACTTGCATAGTCGTGCTACATCTGACTGTGTTTGTTCAATCAAAGCGTTTATAGAGGTAATCTGTTGTGGTGTGCATCCAACTGGATCAACTTTAGGTGGCTTAGGCTCTTCTTTTGCAGTTGTTGCATCAAGAGCATCCGACTCAACTATAGCCATTGCAGTTGTATATAAATACCTGCGTTGATAAGTTTCTACCGCACCTATATTTTGGACTTCATGGCATCCCTTTAAGGAAGCTGATCCCATGGGACTTTCAAATAAAACAAATGAGCCATCTTCAACGTCATATAATTTCATTGATGCAGTTTCACTATCAAATGAAATAACATCAACTAAACCTACCTCTTTAAAAATAGCTTGAACTGTCGGCAAAAAGTCAGATAATTCAAAATATTTATAACCTGCAAACTTGTTGTGACCAGACTTAGATAGTTCTTTTGTCTGCAACATATTACGAGCATCAATTAGTTTTTTATAGACTTTCATTTAACACTCCTAATACCCATAAACAATGAGCGACTAAGACCACACTCAGACCAGATGAGTTGTTTATCTTCTAAAGTTGCAAGACCTTTTTCCATATTAGTCAAAGCCTCAACCATTCTTACTTGCTTTTCTTCGAAAAACATCCTTTGTTCTTGAATATCTGCTTGAATATCAAAATTATCAAACATTGTTTTTTCTCCCCTATAGTGTTAAACAATAGTTAAATTATAATTCTTATTTTAGATTTGTGCAATAACTAATGTAAAATAAATTTAAGAATTTAAGAAAGGTTTTTATGAATTACACAGATAAAGAAATTATTGAGATGTTAGGTGGCACAAGTAGAGTTTCAAGGTTATGTAAAGTTAGTCCTAGTGCAGTATCTTTATGGATGACTAGAGGCATACCTGCTTTACAGATGATGTATTTAGGTGCAACACTAGAGAAAGAGAGTCATGGACTTGTTACTCGAAAGGATTTATTCCCTGAAAGTTATATGGTTATGTGGCCTGAACTTGTGGAGAATAAATAAATTTGTTGTATAATTAAATTAAGGTGTGGAAGCCTTGATGCAATCGATATGAATGTCTATTCACATGAATTTGGCTTTCTTATATAAACTTTTATCGGTTTGTTATATAGGACTTCCACCCGAATTCAGTTGAATAGGCATTTTTTTTTGGTCTAAACTTACCAAACAATAAAAGTTAAGGTTGTGAACTGGTCGGGTAACGACAGCGGTCACGATACAAGCAGAACTGTGGGAAAGTAGATGTAATACTGCACAAATAGGTGGCGAAGATA